ACTGGCACACGAGCTAGTACATGCACATCAACGTGCCACCGGTGGATTAGACTTTGACGATGGCGAGACCGGCAGCGACAAGGAAAATGAAGCTAACTCTGTAGCTGGCATTATTATGCGTGAGTTCGGTCAACGGCACCCAGAGTCGTTTGATGATGCCGCTGTTGATTTAGAGGAATCCGCAGACTACACCAAGGGCAACATTGATTACCACAGTGAGTTGAATCCTGCTGTATGGACTGGCACAGAAATACAGCCCGAAGTTAGATTAAAGCTACTACAAATTGCCAAGACATTTGTGGAATATTTAGACGTCCCAGGATTCAAGCCTTTGGATATTGTACTAACCGGTAGTGCTACAAATTTTAACTATACCAAACACAGTGATTTGGATCTGCACATAGTTACCAACTATGAAGATCTACAATGTGATGATCTTGCTGAAGCATTTTATCGTGCCAAAAAAGACATTTGGAATAACCAACACGACATTACCATACACGGACACGAAGTAGAGTTGTATGTTGAGGACGTTAAGGAGCCTCCTGTTAGCGCAGGATTGTACAGCGTACTACGTGGCCGTTGGATTAAGGAACCTGTTAGATCCGAACCCAGCATCGATCGTTCTGCGATAAATGCCAAAGTAACAGACCTAATTAAACAAATAAACAGCATCGATGATGCACAGGACATTGTTCGCCTAAGAGACAAACTACGCAAGATGCGTAGATCGGGCCTGGACACACACGGCGAATTTGGTGTGGATAATTTAAGTTTCAAAGTACTTAGAAACCTAGGTTACCTGGACCGTATGAATTCTGATGTGCTGGATCAACAAGATCAAGAATTAAGTTTAAAATAATCCAGCAAATAAATACTTGTTTAAGGAAATGTAATGTCGATTAAACAAGACGGAATCAAAAAAAGAAACTATACCCCAGAAACAGTTCGTAAACTACAAGGCAGTGTGCAAATTGAGCATACACTTGCTCGTCGTGGTGCAAATCGACTAAGAGAGTTACTGGCAACAGAACCATATATTAATACGCTAGGTGCCTATAATGGGCAAATGGCAGTACAGCACGCCAAGGCAGGATTGAAAGCCATTTACCTAAGTGGTTGGCAAGTTGCCGGTGCCAACAACACAGCGAACCAAACATACCCAGACCAAAGTCTGTATCCAGTGGATTCAGTGCCTAAGGTTGTTCGAGGTATTAACAACGCATTTCGTCGTGCTGACCAAATTGAACACAGTGAAGGCAATCCAACCACTGATTACTTCCTGCCTATCGTCGCTGACGCAGAAGCCGGCTTTGGTGGTGCGCTGAACGCATACGAACTAATGGCAGCTATGATCGAAGCCGGCGCCGCAGGCGTACATTTTGAAGACCAATTGGCTTCAGAAAAGAAATGCGGTCACCTAGGTGGCAAGGTACTTGTACCCACAAGCCAGATGATCCGCACACTAAACGCTGCAAGACTAGCCGCAGACGTAGCCGGTGTAGATACAGTTATTATGGCTCGCACTGACGCAGAGTCGGCTACACTGATTACATCAGACCACGACCCACTAGACAAGGATTTTATTATTGATGAGCGCACTGATGAAGGCTTTTACAAATTTAAAAACGGCATTGATGCTTGTATTGCAAGAGGCCTTGCTTATGCCCCTTACGCTGATCTCTTATGGTTTGAAACTTCAACACCTGATATCGCACAAGCTAAGAAATTCGCAGATGCTATCCACGCACAGTACCCTGATCAAATGCTTGCTTATAATTGCAGTCCTAGTTTTAATTGGCGTAAGTTTTTAAGTGAAGACGAGTGCGAAACATTCCAACGAGAACTAGGTGCTTTAGGTTATAAGTTCCAGTTCATTACATTGGCAGGCTTCCACTCAGTTAATCTTGCTACCTTTGAATTGGCAGAAGCCTACAAGAATCGCGGAATGGCCGGCTACAGCGAAATGCAACAACGTGAGTTCGCAGCACAAGAGCGTGGCTTTACTACAGTTCGACATCAACGTGAAGTTGGCGTTGGCTACTTTGACTTAATCAGCGAAGCTGTTGGTGCCACATCTACTGTGGCCAACAAGACTTCAACAGAGTCAGACCAGTTTCATTAATGACTGAAATCATTTATACCTTGGTAGTAACGCACATAACCATTGTGTGCGTTACTGTGTTCTTGCATAGAGGGCAGGCACACCGAGGTATAGAATTTCATCCCATACTTGGTCATTTTATGCGCTTTTGGTTATGGCTAACCACAGGTATGGTTACTCGTCAATGGGTGGCCATACATCGCAAACATCACAGATACAGTGACCAAACAGGTGATCCACACAGTCCACACGTATATGGTATCCGCAAAGTTTTCTTTCAAGGAGCAGGATTATATCATTCAGCAAGTAAAGATGCCGATATGGTACAGCAGTATGGTGCTGGTACTCCCGATGACTGGATTGAACAAAATTTATACACCAAACATAGTAGACTGGGCATAATGATTATGCTATTATTGGATTTATGGTTATTTGGATTAGTAGGTCTAGTAGTATGGGGTGTACAAATGATTTGGATTCCGTTCTGGGCCGCGGGAGTCATTAACGGCCTAGCACATTGGTGGGGGTATCGAAATGGAGAAACTAGAGACTATAGCAGGAATATCAGTCCCATTGGTGTTATCATCGGTGGTGAATGTCTACATAATAATCACCATATTGACCCTGCTAATCCCAAACTAAGCCGTCGTTGGTTTGAGTTTGATATTGGTTGGATGTATATAAGAATTTTTAGTATGCTTGGCCTACTAAAATTAAGAAACACACCTTAGGGCCGTGTCGCCGGCTGCTGGCGGAGTAACAGGATTCGCTACCCGTGTTACCAAAGTGAGCACTTACATTATGTTAGACTTATCAATTAGTAGTAATCAACTTGATCCTGTTGGGCACTGGACAGAGCCGTTAAATAAAACTTTGTATAAGCCTTGTGCCAGCGATGTTGAATTGTTTGATCAAAATGGCTATGACTTAACTGTTATAGAACAGCACTTTGCTGGATCTAATGTTCAACGTCACCGAGAGCATAGGTATACACTAAAACAACCTTGGATTAAACAACGGGATAAGATAGAAGGTGCTGTGCTAAATCACAGTTTGCTATTTGAACGCAAAGGCTACGCTGGTACTGCCCTAAGAGATTTAAAAAACTGGGCCAAAGAACTTCCGTTACTACATAAAGTGATTGCTATACGCCCTAAGTGGGGTTTAGACTTTTCAATGGACTACGTGGATCGAGCCGGCAACGCTTTTGAAATACTGCATTGGGAATACGATGGCTTTGACTACAATGAAATACAAGATACCAAAGTTACAATGGAATCAATGTTGTTGTCCATTGACTGGGACGATGCCGGTGCCAGTCTATTAGAGAAAAAGAGCCAATGGCACCATTTAGATTTCTTTGCACAAAGTGAGTGGAAGTGCCGTTACTTTGGAGTAGAAAACGAACGATTTAAAATGGTCGTTTGGGAATAACATCATTGTTCTTAGAACAAAATTAACATATAATAGATCATCAAGGAGATACTATGTCAGACTATAACCGCAGCTTTAACGGCGATGCCAAAATTAAACTTACCCAGTTAATCAACGAAGGTATGCAGGTAATGAATGAAATTGAAACCCTTAACGAAGGACTCAATGACACAATCAAAGCCATTGCTGAAGAACTTGAAATTAAACCTGCTATCCTAAAAAAGGCAGTTAAGATTGCACACAAAGCCAAACTAGGCGAAACCAATCGCGATCACGACGAATTGAATACCATTCTCGAAACTGTTGGCAAGACCCTGTGAGCGATATTTTATTTGGTGTTGTTAACTGGATAAAAGAAGATTGGCGTAGCAATCCTTTACGTTGCTTTCTAGAAATTCTAGCATGGGTACTTAGCATCGGCTGTAGTTTTACAATGATGCTGACCGTCCCAACGCCACCATTCTTAATCCTGTACCCGTTGTTTATTACGCAATGCGCCATCTTCGGCTGGGCAGCGTGGACACGACGAAGTTCAGGCATGGTTGCCAACTACATATTACTAGTAACAATTGATAGTATTGCTCTTGCAAGAATGTTGTTTAGTTAAATATAATATAGTCTCGCCGGACTATAAACGGCATGTAGAGTGAGTGTAAGCTCTAAATTACACAAGGAGTTTTATGTCATACGTTGACGCCCTATTTGACCGGGCTAAAGATCGCATCCACGTTGTTGAACGTGTAAATGGAGAACGTGTTTACCGCGAGTATCCAGCAGACTACATTTTTTATTACGATGATCCCCGCGGCAAGTTCCGCACTATCTACGATACACCTGTCAGCAGGTTCAGTACTCGTAACAGCAAAGAATACCAAAAAGAAATTAAAATCAACTCAGGCAAGCGTCTGTGGGAAAGCGACATCAATCCCATCTTTCGTTGTCTGGAGTCCAACTATATGGGCGCTACTTCGCCCAAGCTACAAACAGCGTTTTTCGACATTGAGGTGGACTTTGACCCCGAGCGCGGATATTCAAAGCCCGAGGATCCTTTTAACGCTATCACTGCTATTAGTGTCTACTTGGATTGGTTAGACAAGCTGGTTACCTTGGTTGTTCCGCCAAAGACCTATAGCTGGGAAACCGCAGAAGAAATTTGCAACAAGTACGACAACTGTTTCTTGTTTGAACGAGAAGAGGATATGCTAAACACAT